GGTGAGCATCTCACCGCGGTGGTAGAAGCCCGTGTAGGCCTCCCAGATGATGAAATAGAGGATGAACCCCCACCACCCTGCCGTGGTGTGGTCCCATCCCCAGGAGTTCCAGTTCGCGAAGGTCACTACTAGAAGCGACGGTTGACTTCGGCTCGAACCTTCGCGTAGCCGTACTTGGTGATCCCGAGGCTCCTCCGTCGGTTGGCGTGGCCCTGCCCGTGCTTGCCGGCGATGACCTCGTCGGCCATCTCCGACACGGACTTGACCGAGGGTGCGGGCTTGGCGGCCGGCTTGGCAGCCGGCTTGGCGAGCGCGCGGGCGAACGCGGCTTGGGTCTTGGGCCCCCAGTATCCGTCGACCGCCCCGGGGTCGAAGCCTGCCGTCTTGAGCGCCTCTTGGATTCCTGTCACGAGCTCTTTCACTTCGGCCTCCTCAGTGGTGGTGTCCGGGGCCGGCTTGGCCGGCGGGACCTTGATCGGTGGGACCTTGGCCGGCGGGACCTTGTCCTGGCCGGTGTCGCCCTCGGGGGTGACGGAGTGGCGGTTGATGGACGGCAGCAGCCTGTAGAGGTTCTTGCCAGGGCACGAGGTGGATGCGCCGGGGGCGTCACGGTGTCCGCCGGTGAACTGTGCCGGACCGTATCGGGCGTGCCATGCGAGGAACTCGGCCAGGTCGTCGATGACGTGAGCCGGGACCGTCGAGAGGTCGTAGTTCCCGATCACGCACAGGGCGTGCGAGCGGAAGTTGTCCCCCCCCGTGTGGGCGCCTGCTACCCCGGCGCCGCGACCTTCGTAGAAGGTGCGTGTGGCCGGGCTGTAGAGCCACGAGTAGCCGATGTCGTTCCACCCCCTGCTGAGGTGGTAGCGCTGGGCGCTTCGCACGCTCAGCACCCCGTGGTCGGCGGAGGCCGTGTGGTGCAGCCACAGGCGTTCCACCGGAAGTTGGATGGTGGAGCGGCCTGTGGCGGGGAGTGCCCCCCACTGTTCGCGAGTCAGGAGTTTCATGCGGGCGTCTCCGTGCTTGGGGGCGGACCGGAGGCGCCGGATTCGGCGGCCGCCTCGGGCGGGACTACGGCGGGCTCGGTCATGCCGGGCTCCATGGCCATCTGGCCATACAGCGCAGCCTTGTGACCGACGACGTGGGCTTCGAGCGCCATCTTCTTGAGCGGGTTCCAGGTGCGCCACTGGGGGGACTTCATCAGCCGAAGGTGGGTGCTGATGTGGGCCATGTGGTTCTGGAAGTCCTCGGGTGTGGGGATCTCGCTGCCGAAGCCGACGGTGCCGTCCGGCATCGGCATGACCTCGAGCGCCTCGAACTTCTGATTCTCCAGCCGGGCCTCGCGGTAGTCGACCTCTCGGTCCTCCCGGATGCCGCGCACCGCCCCCATGTCGAGGCGCTTGAGGGCCTCGTCACCGTCGATGAGCTGGCGCTCATGGAGCTGCATGATCTCGGCCTGGCGCTCGGCCTTGGTGTAGGGCCACGCGGACCCGGCCTGGATCTGGTACTGGCCGCCCACGTCGTCCCCGCCGAGGAAGCTGCGCCGCTCGATCTCTCCGTCCTTGGAGAGCACGCGCACGACCCTGGGTTCGTCCCAGAACTGCTTGACCATCTCGAGGATGCTTCGGCTGAGTCCCTGGACCGCGTTCTCGATGTCGGTCAGAGGCAACGCGGACGGGGAGTCGTCCATCTCCTTGAGCATCGAGATGGCGGTGCCGGACCGGACGTTGGGCGGGGTGAAGCCCTGGGTGACCTCGTGCTGCGAGGCGATGCGGCGGACGGCCTTCTCGGTGTGCTCCAGCTCGCGGAAGGGCAGGTCCCCGACCGGCGGGGTGGTGATGTTGGTGACCGGCTGGGTGGCGCCCGGGGGCGACTCGATCATCATGCCCCGGCCGCCGAGCAGGGGCCGGACCTGGCTGCCTCGCGGGACCGCGACACCCATCTGCGAGAGGAGGTTCTGGATCTCGACCACGATGGAGGCCGAGCGGTTGTGCCGGCGCTGGATCGGGATGAGGGCCTGGAGCATCGACTTGCCCCAGAACGCGCCCGGGATCATCGTGTAGCGCAGCACCTGGAACGGGTAGCGTCCCTTGCACCACTCCGGCCAGACGGTGATGTCGAGGACCTCCTTGCCGGCGGTGATGAGCACCGCGCCGGCCGGGGCCATGGCCGAGGGCTTGATCCAGGTCTCCTTGACCACGACCTGATCCTGGTCCTGCTCACCTGAGCGGGTGCCCCCGGAGATCACCGACGAGAGCCGGTGGTCGAGGCTGCCGTAGCTTCCGGCGTGGTCCGCAGACGGGCGGACCCCCCAGCGATCCTCGACCTCGTCGAGGTCGTACGCCTTGGTAATCATGACGTAGGTCTGCTTCTGGAGGTTCTGCTCGCGGGCGTTGGGTACACCGAACTCGAACGGCGACAGCGCCCGGAAGTCGAAGTTGCCCTGTGCGCCCTCGGGGTCGGTGGCGTCCTCGTCCCAGTGGGTGCCGATCAGCACGGTGCCACCGACGATCTGCCAGGAGACCGCCTGGGTCATGACGTCACTGATCTGGTTCGTGCGCCACACATGGTCGAGCAGGTCGTCGGCGGCCTGCGCCGCCTCGATGTCGTCCTCGTCGATGCCGTCGGGCACCGTGGTGCCCTGCGGGCGGTTGCGGAGCAGGCGGCCCATCTCCGCGCGGTAGGCCGGCTCGATGATCTGTTCCATCGTGCGGACCCGGCCGCGCTTGGCGGGGACCTGCTGGAGACGGGCGTGGTCGCCCGCCCCCACGAAGTCGACGTACTGCTGGTCCATGAGGAACGAGGTGGAGAGCAGCGCCGAGCGCTCGATGTGCCGGCGGTCGTCGGTGACCCGCTTGAACCACTTGTCGTTCCTCTCGACCATCTCCGGCTCAGACCACTGTTCGAGCGGGCGCCGGGAGTAGCCGGGGTCCGAGGGGTCCATCCGGCCGCCGACAGCTTCCATCGCGCCGGCGTAGCTCGACATGTCACTCATCGCTGCCTCGGTCCTTGGCTCAGGCGAAGATCCGCGAGGGTGTGCTCACGCTCCGCCTCGGCCATCGAGGCCACGAAGTCGTCGAGAGGGTCCGGGACAGCGAACACGCCCGGCTGAGGAGCCGGGCGAAACAGCGAGGGGGGGGATCGATCAACCAATGGTCGGCCCTTCAAGATCAATCCCCTGGTCTACGAGGTACTGATCCACGATGTCCTGTTCCCGCTCACCGAAGGCTTCCTCGGATCTAGCCTCTCCGAAGGAGTTGACAACGCGGGAAGCCTGGGACGTGGGGGAGTCGACATCGTTCTGGAGCTGCGCGAACTCCCCCCAGGTGTGCGCCCCGAGGCGATTCTGTAGCTCGGTGATGTAGGTCTGCTGGACGGTGGCGTGCGCCCCCGAGACCTTGCGAGCGGAGGCGGCCTCCGCGGTGACGAAGCGCACCGACAGGGCCAGCGGGATCCCCGCGAGCAGGGCACCCAGCAGCACCGCGGCGAGGAGCTCCATCACGGTGCCAGCGCGAGGATCGTCTTGCGGGCCTTGCCCGTGGCCTCCAGAGCGACGACGTCGGCCAGGGCCTCGTCATCCCAGCCCTCCACCACGTCGAGCACGACGTCGACGTTCTCCTCCAGCAGGAGCTCGAGGTCGACGGTCTGTCCCGCAACGTCGACCTCGGTGATTGGAGCGGCGGCCCCCTGCTCAACCGGAGCGCTGCCCTCGCTCGTGGGAGCGGGGACCGCCGCGTCTTGGGCGGATTCGAGCGCACGCTTGGAGCCGTGCAGCTCGATCCGCAAGCTGGATACCTCGTCCTCGAGCCTCGCGTTGTCTGCGCGAACGCTGTCGTCCATGAACACGGCGACCTCGGTGCGCTGCACGGGCGGGGCGGGGAGGAGAGGGGTGAGGGCTGCGACGATGGCGTCATACGCATCGGAGCCTGCCTGGTGGGCGTCGAGCTGTGTCTCGAAGTCGTGGACCTGCGCCAGCTCCTCCTCGACCTCCGCGAGCGGGACCCAGTCGCACTCACGCAGGAACGGGCCGAGCGCCTTGATCGAGAGGTAGATACGGCCTCGGCCGGGGACCGAGGTGCCGGTGTCGAGGAAGGGGCCATGGTTGTCCCCCGACAGGAAGCACACCCCCGGGGCGAGGGCGGCGGTCTGGACGAGGGTGGGGTTGCTGGGCATGGGCAGAACTCCTGGACGTGTGGAAGCCTGGGTCGCACCCTGAGAGTACGTCTCAACCCTCAACCTATGGTCGAGGGTGAGCTAGTACCGGGTCCAGGCTTCCATAAGATCGCCCTCCTCCCCGATGAGATCGGAGAGGGAGTCCTCGAGCTCGTCGCTGAGACCCTTCTCGAAGCTCGTGCCCGCGCGACGGTCGTTGGCCCGGGAGGCGTTGAGTAGCGTGGCCAGGTCACCCGTCTTGGGCACCGCTGACCGGCTGGTCGCGGCCTGACCTCCCGCAAGCCAGGGGATCTCCAGGTTGCACGCCGCGACGTATTCACAGGCGTCCATGAGGTGAATGTAGGGCTCCTCTTGGACCTTCTTGCCCAGCTCGGGCATATCCCGGTCGGCACCGCCGGCGCGCTCCTCGGGGTAGCGGTAGGCCGCGGACAGCGCCTTGATCCCCAGCGTGCAGTGGGGGTTGATGCGGAAGGCGCCGACCGTCTCGGTGTAGCGTCTCAGGTACTCGATCCGGTTCTTGCGCCCCACCCGGGCCCACTCCGGGTAGATGGCGTACTGCTGGAGGATCTCGATGGACGAGAAGTCGCTCGTCTCCTTCGTCTGGTTTCCGGCCGGGTCCGCGAAGTCGAGCGTCGGAGCTGACCCGTCCTTGCCCGCAGCAGGGAACACCCGGGCGGTCTCGTCGAGCACGAGCTGGGCGAGGTCGGCGGTCTTGATCCCCGGCATGGACTCTCGGTCGAGGGTTGGGTAGAGCTCATGCAGCCACACGAGGGTGCCCTCGGGCGCCCGCTCGCTGGCCGGGTGGAGCTGCATCCACACGACCGCGGGGTGGCGGTAGCCGAAGTCCCAACCGCGCCACAGCGGGAGCTCCGGGCGGTAGAGGGTCTCGCGCACCGACTCGTCAGAGTCGAATCCGGAGTGGACCGGCTCGCCCTTGTACGCCGTGAAGTCAATCTCCATCTCCCGGCGCCAGTCGCGGCCCTCCTTCCCGCCACGGTAGCCCTGGAGCTGATCGTGCAGCCACTCCGGGGTTGTGCGCTCCGGGTCGGCGCTGTAGTGCAGACGCAGAACCGTCCAGCCCTCCGAGGTGCGCCAGCCTCTCATCCCCCGGATGACCGGCTCAGGGAACGAGGTGCGCGGGATCTTGAAGGAGTACCGACTGTCCCCGGCGTCGCGCGGTCCCTCACGCGGGGCATAGCTCATCGGCCCGGCGGGGTTGGGATGCGTCCGCCCTCCGAGATGGTCTGGTGGAAGGTCTCCTCTCCGTTGGAGGTGGTCACCATGGTGAACCGGGCGCCCCCCTTGACCGAGGCCATGGTGGCGCGGATCTGCTCTGCGGCGTACTCCTGGAAGCCCACCTCGTCGGAGAACAGCCACGAGAACGTGTGGGAGCGCACCCCGTCGGGGTTCTCCGAGAGGGCCATGAGCGTCGAGTCGGTCTCCATCACGGACAGCTCGGCGTACTTCTTCTTGTACTGGGGCACGTAGAATCGGTCCTTGGGCAGACCCTTGAGCACGACCTCGACCCGCTCGAGGAGCTTGTCGGCGTCGCCCTCCTTCTTGCTGACGAAGCCGACGAGCTGGGCGTGCTGGAAGCTGACCATCCACGAGGCGATGCAGCAGAACAGCCAGGTGGCCATCATCTGCCGGGACTTGGGGATCGCGAGCAGGGGCTCGTGGACCCAGGTGTAGGCGACGAGCCTCAGGTAGTCCTTGTCCGGCAGCGGCTTGTAGGGGGACGTGACGTCGTGCTCGTCCTTGGTCCGAGCCCAGCCCGGTACCCACAGCTTTGTCCAGGGATTGTCCTCAGGATCGTAGGCTCGGTTCGGCTTCTCCTGGAAGCCCACCAGATCGACGTACCCGCCGAACAGGTACCAGCGCAGGGCGTCCCACAGGTACTTGCGGTAGAGGCGCTCGCGGACGAGCTTGCCGGCGCGGGGACCCTGGCGCTCGGCCTTGTCGATGACCTCGAGCTCCTTGTCGGAGTAGCCCTGCACCTCGCTGGCCCGGACCCACGCCTTGAGTTCCGCCAGGTCGACGAGCTCCTCGATCTGGTCCGGCCCTAGGCCCTTGAACGAAGCGGGCATCATGGCCGTCACTCAATCACCTCGGCGTCGATGACCTCGCCGGCGCCGGGGCGCTGCACGGCGTCGAGGGTGGCCACCGCCACGCGGGCGGCGAAGTCGGCCATACGCCGGTCTACCCCGTCCACTCCCCCGAGGGCGTCGCGGTGCTGCTTCTGTCGGATCTTGGCGGCCACGGGGTTGGACGGGTCGTCGTCCGCGGCGAACAGCTCCGGTTCGAGGATGGCCATGACCCGCATGTAGCGGTCGAACACGGCGGAGAACGCCGTGCTGCGCTGGTTGAGGGGGGCCACGTACTGCGAGTTGAGGCCCTTCTCGGTGACGTCGAGAAGCTGCTTCTTCTCGATCCCCATGGCATCGGTGAGCTGGAACAGCTTGTTCTCCAGCGCCCCGGCAATGGTCATCAGCTTGGTCCGCTTGGACTTCGACTCAACCGAGGTGCCGTGCCCGTAGACCGGCCACTCATGCTTGGCGGCCAGTCGGGTGACCGTGGCGGTGTGGAGGTTGTGGACCCTGGACACCTCGGCCACGTTGCCGCCGCTGGAGGTGAAGGTGGCCTTGGCCGCTTCGAGCATCTCCGGCGGGTAGGTCACCCCACTGCCGGGGGCGGCCTCCTCGACACTCGGGAGCAGCTTCTCCAGCGCGGTGAGCGGCAACGTCTCACGGGACCGGGTCAGCTTGTCCCGGCGTGCTGCGGCGGGCTGCGGTCCGTCAGGATCCGCAACGCGGGAGAAGTCTACGGTGATGAAGGCAGCCAAGGGGCGCTCCTGAGCAGGAGGGGTGCGCCCAGCGTACGGCCGGGTCGCCCTCATCCGGTCGAGGAGATCACTCAATCGGGTCTGGGTCGGTGGTGTATCTCATCATGCCTCCGCGAGCCGTCGAGACGTCATCACCCGGTTGCCAGAGCCGGAGGCGCCGACGGCACAGAACAGGCCAAGCTCAGGCGACCACGTCACCGCCCGCCAGCTGTTGTCTACAGCCGACGTCCTAGACGTCCAGACGATCCCGTCCGGTGAGGTCATCACCCGGTCGCCAGAGCCGCTGAAGGCGACGGCACAGAACAGGCCAAGCTCGGGCGCCCACGTCACCCCAAACCAGTCGTTGTCTACAGCCGACGTCCGGGACGTCCAGACGATGCCGTCCGGCGACGTCGCCACCCGGTTGCCGGTGCCGGTGATGGCGACCGCACAGAACAGGCCAATCTCGGGCGCCCACGCCACCCCAAGCCAGGAGTTG